TCATGGTCGCGGATAGTCGCCCCGCTCCGCACGGTCGCAGGCAGCGAGGATGGCATGGGCGAGTGCGCGCAAATCATCCATCGTTCCCACGATATCGTTGTGACCTCGCACCAGGATGATGCGTCCGGTCGGCAGATCGAGCACTGCCCGCTCCGCCCCCGGCACACCAAGCTGCACGCATTCCGGCCGCCGGCTACTTGAGGACATGGGCCTTGATCCCGGCCCAGACCACCACCATGGCGGCGCCGGTGACTATGGCGAGCACGGTGTAGCCGATCCTCCCCGCCGCGGCGTCGGTGGCCCGCCGGAGCCGGCGCACAAACCGCATGTCTTCGCGCGCCTCGCGGCGGTCTTCAGCGTCCTCGGTGTAGAGACCGACATCTTCGAGCCCTCGCCGAACGGCCTTCTCCATCTCCTCCCGCAACTCATCGCGCGAGATGGAGACGACGACGGATTCAGACATTTCGTTCCGCATCAACTCACCACCCGCACACGGCCTTGCCGACCGCATTGTTCGCCTTCACCTGTCGGATGGTATCGTCGGTGTCCTGCACCGACCACGACACCGGGCGCAACTGGCGGCACACTGCCTCACCCGTCGCGCCGGAACCCGTCGTCGTCGCGCAGCCGGCCAGATATAGCGTCGCGATCAGCGCGCTCGCGAGCCGCAGCACCCTTGCGTTCGATGTCATTGACGATCTCCTGTTCCTTGGCCTTGGCGCGCTCGGTGGCGCCGGATGCACCGCGGTTGCGGCCGGCGAAATAGGCGAGAGCGGCGGCGGCAAGGCCGCCGAGCGCGACACGGAGGGGCTGCGGGAGCATCAGCCAGAACGGCCACCACAACTGCCATGTGGCGGCGAGGGCGGCGCCGACGGCGAACAGCCATGCCCACCACGGCACCCAGTCGAGGATCCAACCGAGCACGGTCATGACAGCGCCCCTATCAGGAGCAGGAGAGCGCCAGCACAGATCCATGAGACCACCCAGGCGACCAAGTAACCGTCGCCATAGCCGTAGCTACGCAGATGGGATGTCGGAGGCGGGGGCGGCGGGATGTCGCGAGCCCGGTTCATGCCGGCACCGGCAGTTCGGAAAGGTTTCCGATCGCCTCACCGGATAGCGCCGCAGCGATCTTCGCCTGACGGGCGTTCGCGTACTGGCGCCAGCAGATGCCGGCGACGGCGGCCACGGCGCCTACCACCGTGAGGGCGAGCACGATGTTGCTGACGACCGGCAGCGAGCCGGCCAGCGGCTCGATCTGCGCCTTGACCTGATCTAGCGCGCCGCCGGTGACGAGCGCGCCAGCGCCGGAGCCGGTGACGGCATCGGCAATGCCCTTACCGGGCAGAGGCTTGATATCCTCTGGTGTCGCCTTGGCCTCCATGCCGGCCATGTAGACCGGCTGAGGACCGACGGAGCCCATGGCCATCGCCTGGCCGTTCGCCTTCACCGATGCGATACGGTTGGACCAGCCCTTGCCGAACGTCTTCCACGTCTTCAGCGCCTTCAGCATGCCGAGGCGGCGGGCAAGGATGTCAGCGATCAGCGCGTCGTGGTCGGGATGTTCGCGGGCGGCCTTCAGGGTCGCCTCGCCCAGGAGACCGTCGGCGGCAACGCCAAGCGCACGCTGTAGCCAGATCGTCGACTGCCGGGTCCCGGAGTTCACGCCGCCGTCGAAAACGACGAAATCGACGCCGGCCGGCAGATCGTCGCCGCGGATCTTGTCCCAATATTGCAGGCGGTAGATTTCGCGCACCTCGGTATCGGTGATCAAGCGTACCGATTGCTTCGAGAGGCCCTTGCGGGTCCGGAAACCGTCATAGACCGCCTGGGTGATGCCCTTGTTGGTGGCGCCGCCGGGGTCGGCCGGGTGGTTCACATAAGCCCCCTCATAGACAAGGACGCGCGCAAGCGCATCCGCGTAAGACGCTGCGGACATTTCATGCTCCAGAAATGGAAAAGCCGCCCAGCGGGCGGCGGATGTGAAGCTGAGATGCACCGCGACGACGGCGCCCAATCAGCAATTTGTAACAAGTTTTTGGGTTGCGTAATGGTACGGCGCTCGCATACCGTGCGCGCCGCCATGATCGTCAGTGCCGGGAACCGACTCCGATGGGAACAGTCGTCGCAGAAATCGACGCCGCAATCGCCAAGCTGACCGCCGCCGCATCGGCGGAGCGGAGGCAGCGGGCATCGGAAGCTGGCATCGAAGGGTTCGGGGAACTCGACGCCTTCAGCAGTGCGCTGCTTGAGGCCGTCTTCACCGCCCTCAACGGCATCAAGGAAAGCATGATCGACGCATCACAGCTCGCCGAGGCGCCCAATCGCCGCCCGGCGGAAGGCTAGGCCACCGCGTCACCGCTATGGCGTTGCCATGGCGATCAGTTCGGCATCCGTGACCGCCGCCGCGATCACCGCCACGCGCGTGGCCGTGCCGCCCCAGGGGCGGGCATAATCGATGCCGCGGTTCTTCACCGTAACGCGCGTGAGCGAGGTCGGCAGGAGCGCCGTGCCGTTGGTCCGCACCGCCGCGCCATTATACGAGACACCGAGGTTGGACGTCGCGAACCGCGCGGCGACGCTGACATGGGTGCTGTTCGGCAGCACCGCCAGCGAGCGCATTTCGTCGCCGGTCTGGATGGCGCCGCCACGGTAGCAACCGATCTCGCCGCGCCCGGCCGGCGAGACCTGGGTACGGTCGATCCAGATGGCATTGTCGAGCAGATCGCCATCTTCCCCGTCATCGAGCGACAAGGCCCATTGAGCCGCGCCGCTCGGCGTCGTGCCGGCGGCAACACCTTCGAAGAAGAGCGAGCACGTCGTGATTGAACTCGGGAGTGTGATGGAATCTCCGCTCGGGTTCTCGGTATAGAACCCCGCCGTCACCATGTCGGCGAGCGCGTCATAGACGGTTCCGTTGTAGTAGAACCTCTCATTGGCGTAATCGAAATCCAGTATCGCACTCACGAAAGGCCAGGGGTATTTCGCTACGACAGCCTCGGCATCGAAATTGATGTCGGAGACGAGCAGGATCGTCATTATGGTCTCTCCTTAGAAAAGCCAGGGGACGTCGATGAAGTATTGCTCGGCCCACCGCTCCAGGCCGGGTGGGTTCGCGTGGACGCCGTCGCCGTTGTTGTAAGCGGAGTTCCAGGCCCCATCGTCGCCGCCGAGCGACAGCGCCCGCGCCACATCCACATAGGGGTAGTCACCGAAGTACCGGCTCCGGATCCATCCGTTGATGGTCGTGTTCTTGGCCGTGGCGCCCGTGCGCGGCGCCAGCGTCTGCAGGATCGGTGTTGCGCCGCGCGCCAGCACCTTGGCGATCGCCGTCGCCGTGTTGGTCTGCCAGGTCGCCGTGTCGGTATCGTTGGTGCCCTGGCCGAGCACGACGAACTGCGGATTGAAGATGTCGAGATCGACAGGCATGCGAGCGAGCATCCCGCCGGACGTGTCGCCGCTGCGGCAGACATTGAGCATGTCGCCGCGCCCCCGCAGCGCCTCGACCTGGTGTGCCCAGCCATAGCGCCAGTCGGGAACGCCGCCGAACCCCTCGCCGTTGCTGTCGCCGAACAGCAGGCAGAACGGCTTTTGCTGCACGCCGGCATAGAACTCGAAGAGCCGGACGAACACATTGCCGGACAGGAAGGCCAGGCCGGGCTTACCCCACTGGCGGCCGGCACCGTCCGCATCATCCTGCTCACCGGAGAGGCTGACGACCTTGCCGGTGATCGTGTCGGTGAAGCGGGCGATGTTCACGCCGCCGAGCTTTTCGAGGTCGACGACATAATCGCGGCCGGCGACCAGGGTGAACGGGATGGCGACGGACTTGCCGCCGGTCGGCGCGCCCGATCCGTTCCATGGCTGCATCAGCAGCACGGCACTCGATGCGCCAAGGGAGGCGTCGACGGTGACGACGGTCCCGAGCGTATAGGAGCCGCCATCCATGGGATAGGTGACGACGGCCACCTTGGAGGTCGGATCATCGAGGCGGATATGCGCGACGATCCGCTTGCGGCCGAGGGCGGAGAAGGTGTCGAACATCGCTAGGTTCGTCCAGCCGCCCGACACCGGCGAGACCAGCCCGTTCGAAACCGTCCAGCCGGTGACGGACCAGCCCGCGGGGGTTGAGGTGCCGGTGAAGAACTGCCGAAAGACCGTCGTGAGACCCGCATTCCGCGCTACGCCGGCAATGGTGCTGTAGATATTGTCGATCTCCTTGCAGAGGATCCGGCCCGATCGGGTGACGGCGAAGCCGCTTTTGCCGTCCGGCCCGACAAGGGCGAGCAGATCCGCAGAGGGAACGACCTTCACCGAGAGCCCAGCCTGTGCTCCCGCCTCCGCCTTGCTCTCGATCTCCCGAATATGCTTGTTCAGGATCTTGCCCGATCGGGTGACCGCGAACCCGCTCTTGCCGTCGGCGCCAACGACGGCAAACAGATCGGCATCCGGAGTGACGGGTGCCCGCGCATCCAACGCCGCCTTGCTCGCGGCCGGCGTCATCGCCTTGCTGGTGATCGCCCCCGCCAGCGCCTCGGCATTGGTTGCCGCCGGCACCGTGATGGTGCGGCTGGCTTCCAGCGTGCCGCCGCCGGCCGCAAGGCCGCCGCCGGTTATGGTGAGGCCCTGCAAGGCGGTTACAGCAGCAGCAGCACCGTCGGCTGTATCGGCGGCGCCAGCTGCTGTGGAAGTGGCCGCTGTGGCGGCGCTCGTCGCCGCCTCGGCGGCTGCTTCCGCCGACGAAAGCCCGTCGAGCAGTTCTTCGATCGCGTCCGGATCTCCCGTGCCGGCAAGGGCCGCGTTCACGGCGCTCTCAACCGCCGTCGCCCAATCGCGGACTTCCGGCTTGGGCGGCTCGCGCCGTTTGCTCGCAGGGTTGCCGGCCTCGTTCCAGTCGCGCCAGATATTGGCGCCGCCACCATGCGGAAAGTCGACCATGATGTTTCCCAATAAAAAAGCCGCCCGGAGGCGGCTGAGGAAGAGCGATCGGCGAAAGGATTATGGTTCTTCTTCGATCGTGATCGGGTTGCCCAGGCAGGGCACCCGGGCACTTTCGACGGAACTACCGTTCATCGCGGCGACGAAGAAGTAATAGTCGTCAGGTTCAAGGTCTTCGACCACACGGCTATTGTTCGTGGTCGAGGGGGCACCGAAGGCCGGCGGCGGCACCAGCGTAGCCGTTGCCGGATTGTTCGTCGTGTTCCGATAGATACGCGCCGCCTTGTAGTTGCTGCTGTTCGGCGCATTCCAGATCACTTCCGCACCGTCGGTGCCGGAGGGAATTACCCGCACCAAGGAGGGTGCGTCCGGCGCCGTCGGGTCCGACTGCGTCGTCACCCCCAACACGGTCGACCAATTGGACGTCGGGGTCCGCCACCTCACCCGAAGATCATAGGGGGTATTGTCCGCGACGTTTTCGGCGACGGCCTTGCGGTACTTTTCGTCGCCACTTTTCACCATGGTGATGTCGGTCCATTGATCGGTGCCGGCCGGCGAGATCTGCGCCTGCGCGGTAGATGACGGACGCGGCAGTGCCCCCCATGTCATTTCCAGCGTCGGCACATAGGAACCGGCGCTCACCTCCCTGGCGCTGGTAATCACCACAACATCGGTTGGCGGGCCGACCGCGGCCGAACTCAATGGCTCCGGCACCGGTGGCGCGGTGCCCTCCTCCGTGGCGGGATCGAAGGCATAGGCCGAGCCGTCCATCGCCACCACCTGAAAGGTGAACTCCTTTGAGTTGGTGTCGAAATCGACGCCCCGCACCTTGAAGGGGCGGTCGATCTCCAGCTCGTCGATCTGGAAACGAACCCAGCGCTCGCCCCAGGCGCGGATGGCCGGGAAAGCGCAGCGGATCCATCCCTGCATCTCGGAACTCGCCTCATGCGCCGCGATCTTGGCGATGCGCCGCGCATGATTATGGTGCTCGATCTCGTAGGCCTCGATCGGCAGCCGCTTGCGCTGGCCGGAAAACGAGATGTCATCCTCGATCCGCCAGGGATCCATATCGGCTTCGGCATAATCCGCCGCCACATGGCTGTACTTGACGCGGACTTCGTTGGCCTCGCGCAATGGGCCGGAGCGGTCGCTCAGGTGGAAGTCAAGGATCAGCCGGTTCGGAATGGTAACGGTCGGCTCGGTATACATGCCCGCGTCGATTGCCAGCATGCCGTCACCGACAAGATCGATCGTGCCATCCATAGCGGTCAGCATCCGCTTTATCACCGCACCCGGCGTCTCGTCGAAGGTCCAGTCGAGCCCTCCATGGTAACGCGGGATCGTTCCGCCCGCCTTGATCGGAACCGCCTCGTCCGCGAGCGTCGCGGCCGCCGCGAGCCGCCCGGTGTGGATGTATTCCGGCGCGATCTGTGCGCCATCCTCACGGCACACATACTCGGCCAGTTGCAGCGGCAGATTTCGGGTGAAACCCGACGTGCCGGTGCGGGGGTCGTAGCAACTGCCGAAGCGGCCGATCCGGTTCACCGTCGGAATGCGGTTCGGATAGACCTTGCCGACCTCGTCATCGTCGACGGGATAGCACCGCATGTAGGAGAGCGCGATACCCCGGCCACGGTGATCAGCCGTCCACCCGCCGGGAAAGGCCGAAACGAGGTCGTCGAAGGCCGTCTGATCGTTGCTGCCGGGGCGATCCTGAATGCGGATCACATTGGCCGGGTAAGGCTCACCGCTTGCCCAACCCGAGCCGTCAAGCTCCACCTCGTTATTGTCGATGAACGTCTTTTCCCAGCCGTCGACAATGGTGTCGCCATGCGCGAGCACCTGGTGGAGGGTGCCATCCTTCACCTCGGCGAAGAGCCAGCTGCCGCCGACCCGCCGCCGGCCGAGATGGCCTGTCCGGGTCGGAATATCCTGCTTGTAGGTGCCGGAGATGTCGGAAGGCTTGGGAGCCGAGGATTTGGAGCCGAGCAGCGCACTGACACCAAACGTCACGCCAGCGGTGATCGCCGCCGAGGTAATCGTGCCAAGAGCGGTAAGGCCGCCGGCGGTAGTGCCGAAGGCCGGGCCGAGCGACAACACCAATGCCGTCGAAAACGGCTCAGCCTCGGCCGGTCGCGGCGCCGTCACCAGCACGGTGAGCAGGGCCGTCGACGCCAGCAGCAGACGACGCAGTTTCATCCAAGGCTCCATGCGATGACGTGGTGGGTGCGTAGACGCGACACGCCGTCAGGGCTCTTGCCGATCCAGCGCCCGTCGCCGAGCGCGATGGCGCCGACAAGCAGATGCCCGGCGCGTACCAGGGCGACGTCGCCGAGCCGCGGCTCGAAAGTCCGGCGAGCCCCGACGCGCCGCATGCCGGAACGCACGACGCGCAGAAGTCCGCCATGCTCGGCGAGCCGCGCACGGCAGCTGGCTTCGTCGCTATAGGTGCCGCGCCAGCCCTCGGCCGGGTCGGTGCCGTGGTTGACGCGCCACCAGTCGGCGGCGATCAGGATGCAATCGCGCTCTCCCCAGACATGAGGATGTTGCGCGAGCTCGCGCAGATAGCCGGCCAGCATCAGGCGAGCTCCGGGAACACGATCACGCGGTTGGTCATGCCCATCACCCGCTCGCACGCCCGGTCACCCGGGAAGCGCGCCTGCTGGTCGCGATCCGTCCAGCTGCCATTGACGGCCCGGCCGCGCAGGACGAGCGGCGATTCCGCCTTCAGTGTGATGATGCGCTGGAAGCCATTGCCGGACCGCGAGCGGTCGATGTCGAGCGAATGCATGCGCCACCAGGAGAAGGGCAGCGGCAGGTCAAGGCACTGCCAATGTTCGTCGAAGAATTGCAGGTAAACGAAGCACAGCCGCCCGTAATATTCGGCCGCCGATGCCTTTGCCTTCACCCAGAAGGTGGGATCGACCCCCGACAGCGTGAAGGTTTGTTGCGGAGCGCTCCCGTCGAAGGTCTTCTTGATCGGGCCGAGCCGGCCCATATTCTGCGTGCCGCCCCACAGATTACCGTCATTGGTACGCACCGCGCCGAAGCCTGGCCAGCAGCGCACCATGCCGGACTGGAAGTCGAAGCGCACCAAAGGGGCGAAGCGTATCTCCCGACCGTCGAGATAGGCCTCGATCGTTTCAGGAAAGTCCATGAGCGCTCTCCCGCAGCTGGATCGAGCCCTCGCTGGGCGCCCGGGCGATGCGCTCGAGGCCTCCCTCATCGTCGCTCACCAGCTGCATGCGGCACACCGGATGGCCGAATTCGACCGCCGCCCCGGCTGCGGCATAGGCGCGGGTCGGCGGGCGGATTTCGAAGGTGCTTTCCGCGCCGGAGACGGTGGGAATGCTGGTGATGATGTGCATCCGGTCGACGATGGAGAATTTCATCCCGCGCCGCAGGTCGCCGCCAAGCTCGCGCGTGACGGTGATCTGCGTCGCCCGAAGATCGGCGTCGGCCGCGAGATGAAATCTCGTGGTCGGCTGGGTATGGCCGGAACCATCGGAAAACATCGCCCCGTCGGAATAGGGGATGCCGCCGATGTCGACGCCATAGCCGGGCAGGGACGGCGCCAGATCCTCGGCAAAGGCCGGGATCAGGACCTCGCCGAGCGTTCCATCGAGCGAGGCGATGAACCCTTCCCATTCCCGCATCTGATCCGGCGTGAAGACACCGAAGGAAAGCGTCGCGCTCCAATATCCCGCATCGGTGCCGATGCCCTGTTGCAGGCCGGCGGGCGACACCGGGCCTGTCATAGTCATCGGCACGATACGGAAGAGCGCCCGCTTTGGCCGCAGCGCATACGGCCAGTTCTGGGGCGACGGCATGATTGCTCCTACCCGCCGTCAGCCGGCGCGATATTGCTTCTCTTCGATGTTCGGCAAGAGGTTCGCGTCATACTCGGCGAGCGCCTGCTCAGCCGCCGCTCGCGAGATCCTCGCGATCGTCTCATCGCCATTTGCGCCGGCGAGATTGATCGTCATCTCCACCTTGCCGCGCGATTGGCCGGCGGTTCCTGCCGTGGCGGCCGCATTCCCCTGAGTGGCGAGAGCCGCCAGAGGCGATGCCGTCACCCGCCGACCCTGTTTTGCCATCTGGTGGATGGCTTCCAGCCTGTCGGCACCGATATTGGCGGTCGCCGTGGCGTCGAAGACGAACTCCTCGCCATGCACCATGCCGGCCAGCTTGCCGCGCTTGCCGCCGGTATAGCCGCCCTCGTCAAAGCCGAAGATCTTCCCGACTATGCCGAGCACGCCGCTGAACAGGCTGCCGAGGCCGCCGAGGCCGCCCCCGGCGGTCGCTCCTGCCGCCGTCGTTCCCGCCTGGCCGAGCCCGCCCAGGATGCTCTTCGTCGCGTCGCCCAGGCCGGTGGAGAAATCTCCGGCGGCAGAGGCGGCCGACTTGGTCGCATCGGCCATGGCTGTGGACGCCGTGGCGATTTCCGTGGTCGCGGTACGGAAGCTGACGACGTCCGACATCGGGAAGGCGGCGGTGGACACCCCGTTGCCCTGATTGCCGCCCGATACCAGAACGCTGTTCCCCTGCATGCCGGCGAAGAAGCCGACATGGCCCGAGGCTCCGGCCGCCTGCGGCGACAGGTTCACGATGTCGCCCAGCTGCGGATTGCTCGTCGCCTGCCCCCAGGACTGGAACGACGATGCGAGGTTGGAGCCGGTACCGGTCAGTCCGGATTTTGCCAGCACGGCATTGGCATAGGCGGCACACCAGGCCTGATCGGCCGGGTTCAGCTTGGCCGTGCCGGAAGCGGAGAGCAGGGTCGAGAGCGCCGCGTTGTCCCGTCGCTCATTCAACCCCTCATAGGACTTCGACAGCGAGAGAACGCCCGCCATCGAATCCCCACCCGCGACGTGATCGGAGCCGATGCCGCCGCCCGCTGCCTTGCCGGCAATATTGTCATTGGCAGACGAGCCGATCAGCCCGGCGGGGATGCTGCCCTCGGCAAACCGTACCCACATGGCATTATCCGAGCTCGACCCGAGCGGGCCGGACTTGGCGAGACCGGGCACCAGCCCCGGCATGGCGCCGGAAATCAGCTTGCTGATACCGTCATCGATCGTCTTGCCGATCTGGGCACTGGCAACCGACTTCACCCGATCAAGCAGAGCGGCGCCGACATCGCCGCCATTGAGGAAGGCCGACGCGATCTGCTGGCCGGTGCCGCGCCACAGATCCTGCATCTCGGCGACCTTGGCGTTGAGCTCGATCTGCTTGGCAATGGCCTGGTTCTGGGCGCCGACGATCTCGTTGTTGGCGTCGAGAAGCCCGGCCGAGCGCATCGTGCCATAGACCTGCTGGTCGATGTCGCTGCGGCCAAGCTGCTGGCGCTCGAAGATCAGGTCCTGCTGCAGACGCGCGCGGCTGATCGCCTCCTGCAACTGGCCCCAGGCCTCCGCCTCGGCCTTGATCTGGCGGATGCGGTCCGCCGAGATGCTCAGCGAGCCGGTCTCCTGCCACGCCTCGCGGCGGGCCTGCGCCTCCGCCTCGAGCGCGTAGCGCAGCTTCTCCGATTCGGCGATGCCACTGCTGATCGACTGCAATTCCAGCCGGCTCGCCGCAAAGCGTTCCTGAATGGAGAGCGAACGCTCGATCTCGGCATCCTGCTGCTGTCGTGCGGCCTCCGCATAAACGGTTGCCACCGCGCGCTGTGCTGCGGCATCAGCATCAGCCGCCGAAGCCGCCTCCTTCAAGGCATCGGCGCGCGCCCTGTCGGCCGCGATGGCCGCACGCTGCGCCACGGTGCGGGCATTGATCGCCCGCATGTCGAGGTCGTGCGCCTCGGCGGAGCGGCGCGCCTCAGCGATGCCGAGCACTTCCTCGCGCGCGCGCCGCGCCGCTTCCTCGAGGGCCGCGGCGCGGGCGGCCATGGCACCTTCCGAACCGCCTTGCTCGGCGTTCTTCTCCAGCGCGTTACGCAGATTGCCGTCGATGATGCGCAGGTCTTCCATCACCTGACGCTGCCGCTGCAACTCCGGCACATAGTCGGTGATCGCCTTCAGGCTGTCTCGGAAGGAGCGCATGCCCGGCACGCCATCCCGCGCCGCGTCGGCGACGGCGTCGATCGCGGCCTTGGCGCCCGGGAGCGAGCGCTCGGTCTGCGAGGCCGCGTCGGTGATCTTGAGCAGCTCATCGGCGATCGGCCGCAGGTTGGGCTTCGCCTCGGCGAGCTTCGCCACTTCCTCGCGGAACTGCACGATGCGCGGATTGCCGGCGGCGACCGACTTCTGCAGGTCGTCGATCTGTTGGCGGAAGGCCGCATACCGGTCGTTCATGACGAAGACCGGATCGTCGAAACCGGTGGCGATGCTGCCGAAGGCCTCGGGCGCGCTCGGCCGGGTCTGCAAGCCAAGCTGGCTGACGACGCTATCGGCCTGCAGGGAAAGCTGCCCGCGCAGGGCCGAGAGGTTCCGCTCGGCCTCGCGACGCTGCAGCCGATCGCTCTCATTGACATATTCGCGCAGGCTGGATTGCGCCTCGCCATAACGATCGCGGATGCGGCCGACGAGCGCCTCATGCTCCTTGAGCACGTCCTCGGCGGATTTCCCGCCATCCTCGATCTCGGAGAAGAAGTAGGCCGCCCCGGCCGCGACGGTGGCAAAGCCGAGCACGGCCAGGTTGACCGGATTGGTGACGAAGGCGAGCAAGCCCTCGCCGAGTGCGCTGACGGCGCCCTTCAGGCCGCGGTCACCCAACTGGCCGGCAAGCTGGCCGCCCTGCTGGATGATCGGGAGGAAAAGGCCTCCGCCGGCCGCGATCTGGGTGCCAAGATCCATGAACTGGGCGCCCATGAGCCCGATCTCATGGTTGGCCAGCTTGGTGGACGCCTCCACCTCTCCCATCGCCTGCTTGGAGGCACCGCCAAGGCCCCGCAGCTGCGCATTCGCCCGATCAAGCGCCGACATCTGCGCCGCGAACGGCGCCGAGGCGCTGCCGAGCGAGGACAGAGCCGACTGTGCGGCGCTGTTGCGCGAGGCGAGCAGGCCGGGCGCCATGCCCTCGACGGTGCCGGTCAGGCGCGCCATGGCAAGGTCGCCGGAGCGGCGCAATTCGTCGAGCCGGCGGGTCGCGTCGGCCGCGGCCTGCCCCATGCTGCGCAGCTTCGCTTCCGCCGTGCCGATATTGGCCAGCTGCGCCGTCACCGGCGCCGACGCCGCACCGAGCGAGCGCAGCGCCTTTTCCGCGCTCACGAGCTCGGAGGTCAAGCGCTCGGTGCGCACCGATCCGATCTTGGCCGCGAGCGCGTCCATGGAGGCCGAACCGGCGTTGCCGACTGCCTGCAACTCGGCCTTCACCTTGCCGCCGTCGAGCACGGCAAGGCGAACATTCACATTGCGCTCAGCCGCGGCCATTGGTCAGTCTTTCATTGATGGCGGCGATCGCCGCGCCCTCGACGTCATGGAACATTTCGGCGAGATAGGCGGGCCGGAGCCCGAAATCGCGCGCGAGGGCGGAAAGCGCCGGATAATCGAAGCCGATCGCCATCAGCGGCTGGCCGGCAGTGCGCAGCTGCGCGCCGGCCGCCTCGAAGACGCGCCAGGCGAGGCGCCCCTCGCGCGAGCGCGGCCGGTTCACTTCATACGGGCACTCTTCGCAGCGCGACGGGCAGGCCGCGCAGTAGCCTTCGCCTTCGCCGAAGTGCCACGCGGCGAGGGCGACGAGGCGTTTTTTTCCGCCACCAGCGAGAAGCCGGGCAGCACATACTTCTCATGGAAGCGTCCGCCGAACACCGGCAGGTCGAGCAAGGCCTCGACCGCGGCCGGGCTTACATCGATCGGATTGCCGTCGACATCGCCGACACCGGTCCACCCGGTGATAGCGGCGATGCCGACGCCCTTGGTGAAGGCGGTCTCCTGCAGGCCGGCCAGCACGGTGGCGCTTACGGTCTCCGGCACGGCGCCGAGAATGCGGGTCATCTCGGCCCGTGCCGTGAAGAGCACGTCGGATTTGAACGGGCGCACCGTGACGGTGACGCCATGATCGAGGTCGAGGGTCTGCACGTCGCGGGCGGTGCCGAGGTTGATCATGATGTCCTGCGAGACAGGGGCCGTTGTGGCCGATGAAGGGTAGGGGGATCAGTAGGAGGCGACGTCGTTGACGAGCGTCGCCGTCAGCATCGGCTGGCCGATGGCCGGCCGGGCCGCCTGGGCGGCGAAGGTGTGCTGGATGCCGCCCGGGCCGCTGATCGGGCGCTTGGGCTTGGGCAGGTACATCGACGGCATGTTGAAGGTCAGCGAGAGATCGGCACCGAAGGCGAAGCCGAATTCGAGCTCCATTGGATCGCCGGAGGTGGCAAGCGTCACCAGGGCCGTCGAGTCGAAGCGGGCGACGAGGTTCACGGTCGCACTGGTGCGGATCGCATTGAGGTCGGAAATCAGGCTGTCGCCGCGACCGACATCCTCGCCGACCTCGACGCCGTTGCCGAACGAGAACTCGGCCGAGGTGATCTTGCCGAGCGCCGCGCCATCCTTGCGGATGAAGCCGTGGAACTGCGTGAAGCGGGTCATGTCGCCGAGCGAACCGAGCACGCCGGCGGCCGTGGCGTTGATGGGCGGCCCCTCCTTCTGGCCGCGAAGGCCGATCGTCGCCTGCAGGCTGCCATTACCGCGCGACTGGGTCAGCGACAGCGTGTCGGCGACATAGCCGGAATGCATGGTGAAGGCCGGCACTTCCGGCGTCTGCACCTCGATCGATGCCGACGGCAGCGGGAACGCCCCGGAGGTGAAGACGTGGGTATAGACGTCCTCATCGGCCGTGGTGAGGGGAGCGCCGAGCAGCAGCTTGAGCCACACCCCGAAATAGCGCGGATCGACGCCGACGACGACATCGCCGCCGGCTTCCGTGGCGCCCTGCTGCGGCCTGATCGGATCGCGACCGAAGCCCAGCTGATCATCGGCGACGAGCGGCCGCTCGGCGCCGATGGTAGTGGAAATGAACGGCATCTTGCGGAAGCCGGCCACCGGCGCCGTGCCGAAGGTCGCCTCAAAGGCGAGCCCCATGGCCGAGTTGATACCGAAGGCAAGGCCCATGGCACTCTCCTCTATGTCAGGATGTCGGGGAACCTCAGCCGAGCGGCGAGGTGGTGGTGTAGACGAGCGTGACGGTCACGATGGCGGAGGCGAGCGCGGCGCCGCCGTCGGACGGCTGATCGCGGCGGCTCGGCGCCGAGGGTTCCGCCCACAGCACCGCACCGCCGAGCGTCGGATCGGCGATAATGGTTGCGCCGAGATCCATCAGCAGCGCGTCGAGCAGCGATCCTCGCGCCGCCGTCGTGGCGCCATCGGCATAGATCTCGACGTCGGCCTGGTGCTGCCACTCATAGGATGGCGGCGACAACGACACCGAGGGCTCACCGGGCTCACCATCGCGAACGATGAACAACCCACCCGGCCCGACGCTCGCGGGCACGTCGACGTTGCGCTTTACGTCACTTGCCGGCCGAACCGTGGCGATTGACTGCCTCAGTGCTTCGAGGGCGGCCTCGCGCACGCTCATCGATTCCCTCCCGGCCAGCTGTCGACGATCAGGCTCGGCAGCCGCGCCCGCCATTTCTCGGTCGCGGCGTCGATTTCGAGCCGCTGGCGCAGGGAGACCTGCGGCACCAGGATGAAAATCACCGTGGTGGTGCGACCTTCCAGCCGGGTGGCAATCGCACCCTTCCGGGTTCGCTGGTTGCGCGCCGCCTGGCCGCGCGCGTCGACGCGGACATTGTCCGCGACCAACAGCGACGGGCGCCCGCGCCGATAGACGAAGCGCAGCCGCAACCCGGTGCGTCGCTCCCAGCCTCCCGGCGTGATGCGTTCGCGTCCCACGCCGTCGCGTTTCACACCCTTTACGCCGGCAGCAGCGGTCGGGATGGCGAGAAAGAAGCCGTTCGGCGAGCGGATCGTCACGCCAGAGCTAAACGAGTAGACGATCTCCGGCGCGCGGGAGAAAACGAACCCGGCGGCGCGCAGGCTCGATTGGCCGGACGGATAGATTTCCGACCGCCAGGTGTTCGCTAACCGCTGCCCGAGACCCGCACCCGTCACCTGCTGGCGCAGATCCGTCTGCAGCCCCCGCGTGGCGGTCCTGACGCCCCGCGTGACGGCCTGCTCCGTCGCCGCGAGCTCCTCCCGCATGAAGATGTTGATGTCGCCATCAAGCGTCGCGCCGAGCAGGCTCATGCCGCCACCTTGCGACATCCGCAGGCCCAGATCCGATGATCGTCATCGCGCCGCCGCGGCTCGCCATCGATCATGTAGACGATGCCGTCAATCTCGAAGGTATCGCCCTCGGCGGGAACCGCAATATCGGCCTCGCGCACGTCAATGATGGTCGTTGCTCGCACTAACTGAGTGCCGGCGATGGCGATCAGATCATCGGGGCGGCGCGTGACAACCCGAAGCTCGACGACTGGATCGTCACCGCCGGCACGGAAAAGCGCGTCGGCGCCGAGGTGGACATCGTTGAAATAGAAGTCCACCCCATGCGCATAGGCGGACATCAGACGATGCCGGGCAGCAGCACGAGGCCTGAAGCGTCGCCATTCGCCGCCGCCGCCACGGCCACAGCAGCCTTGGTGTTGGTGGAAACCGTGGTGGTGAAGTTCTTGGCTGTGTTGTCCCAGTAGAGCACCGCGCCCTCAGTCCAGGCCTGACCGGTAGCCTTGGGCAGGGTGAAGACGCCCCTGCGGGAGAAGGCCACCTTGACGCCGGCGTCGGCGCTGAAATTGGCGACGGCGACGAGCGCGCCGAGCAGATAGGCGGTGCCGCTGACGACGCCGCCGGCGGGGGCGGTAAGGTCGAGGGTATCCCCCGGCGCAACGAAGTTCTTCATGGAGATGTCTCCGATTGTCGGATTGAGGGGAAACGCCGGCCAGGCCGGCCGGCGTCAGGATCGTGGATTAGGCGCCGGCGTTGCGGTAGCCGAAACGGAAGTCGATAGCGCCACAGCCGAAGTCATGCTCCAGGCTGGCCGCGACACCCTGCGTGCCGAACGGTTCGTCCATGCGGATGCGCGGCGCGGTGTAGCCATCGAGCAGTCCCCACTGCCAATTGGTGCCGAACGCCGGATCGGCGTAGAGCTCCCAGGCATTGCCGGTCATCTGACCACCGACGACAACGTCGAGCCTGCCCGAGAACGGGTTTACGTTACCCGCCTGCTGCGGCTGCACCGCCGCGACCAGTTGTTCCGCCTCGGTTTCCTTGTCGGGGGACACCAGCAGAATGCGCGCCGCGACATTCATCGCCGCACCGTCGAGCCGCTTCATCTTACGCAGCGCCGCACGACCAAGAGAAACCGAGGCGACATTGATGGCCGCCGCTGCGCCGGCGAGATTGCCATGGTCCGCATGGAACACCGCCTTGCCATCCTCGATCAGCGTCGGGCCGACGCCGGCGGCGACCGCCTTCATGGCAAAGAAGGTCACTTCCTCGAAAAGAGCGACGGTGGTGCCCTGACCGGCGAGAATCTGGTCGATGGCGCCGAGATTGTCGTTCACCAGCATCTGGCGGGTGAAGTTGATAGCGATGGCGTAGGGAACGACGATCACGGTCTCCTTCTTCTCGCCGAACGATCCGTACTGGATCTCGCCCGACTGCGTGACAGGCTTCAGCATCGGGAAATCGCCGACGCGGATGACGTCATGCGCTCGGAAGTCTGAGAAATTCCGCTGCTGGGCAATGCGACGATACACGGGCTGGGCGGCCGCATAGGCAGCCTCCAGCCGGGCATTCAGCGCGCCGGAGAAGATGATCGGGAAGTCGCTGGTCGAATGGAAGGCGCGTTCCAGAACTTCGATCCGCTCCCGACCGGTGCGGGGCATGTTGCGCTGACCGATGGCGACCGCCGCCATTTCGGCAAGGCTCAGTCCCATGAAACTCCGGGCACGGTCGCTCACCTGCCCACGCTGGCCGGAAGATTCCGAGAGCGTGACGGTCAGCGCCTCGGTCAACGCCTCGCGCCGGCCCTGTGGATCCTCGGAGGAGCGCCCGACACTCGCCCGGATGCCAGGCTGGTCGGCGCGGGTGGCGAGATGATCGAGCACGATGCCGCGAAAGGCGTCGATGGTCGTACCGGCTTCGATCGCCTGCTCGACGATAGCCGCGTCCACATTGTGAGTGCGACCGAGATTGCCGATATCGAGCACCCGCTGGCGTTCGCCGCGCACCGCCTGATCGGTGCTCGCGGTCGGGGCCGGCGCCGGAGCCGGGGGAACGGGAGCGGCGCGGGTATCCGCGACGGTCGGCGCAGCCGGGGTGTTGGTGTCGACGACGGGCGGCGTCGCCTGGGGCACGTTGCGACGCATGGCGTCGTTCTCCTCTGCAAGGGCCTCGGCCCGGGTGGAAGGGGTTGAAGCGGCGCGAACCATCGCGCCGGGATCGGCGGGCACCGCGACGAGCGACACCTCGAGGAGCTCCCAGCGGTCGGCCCGCCAGATTTCCTGATCGTTTTCGACGGCAGTAAGCGTCCAGCTGGTCACGCGATAGCCGACCGAAAGGCCGGTCAGGTCGCCCGATCGCACCCGCGCCTCGGCTTCACGACCTTGATCGCTTTCGGCGAAGCGAATTGTGCCGAGCAACTGCCCGCTGGCGACATGCGCCTCGGTGATCACGCCGAGCACGTTGCCGATGCTCGACGAATTGTGAGAATCGAGCAGCCGCACCTGACCCGCGACGACGCGAGACAGGTCGATTGCCTCCGGCGTCACCGCCAATTCCTCGAAGATCCCCCAGCGGCGGACACGCGACCCGGTCGAAAAGATCGCCGTAACGGTGCGCGCCCGTTCGTCATAGGTGGCCGGCGCAATGCGGGCGAGCGCGTCCGCATTGGCCTCGCGATGCACGAAAGCGCCCGGCTCAAAGCCGTCCGGGCTCGTCCGCGGCTCGACGGATCGCCTCATTCTTCTCTCCTGATGTGGGTCAGTTGGCGCCGGCGTCCGGCGTTTGCTGTGCGGTGCCGGCCCGGGCCGTCTTGCGCGGATCGACGTCGAGGATGATGCCCTGAGCGTCGAGCAGCTTGTTGATCTCGGCGATTTCCTCGATCTGGGCATCCGGGTCGATACCCCACGCCGCGATGAACTGGCGGAGCGTCATCCGCCCCGACCGAACTGCCAGAATGTCGGCGGTCATGTCCTTGACCGGGTCGATCGGCTCATTGGCCGGTGTGATCCAGTCGCAGGGATAGCCGTCCCTGCGTTGCGGCAACGCGCCGGAAAGCACCGAAAAATCAATGAAGCGACGCCAGGTCGGCGCACAGAACATCGGGATGATGTTGTGATACTGGATCTGCTCGACGAGGCGGCGGAACTCGATCTTGCCGGCTCGCAGACTGGAGTAGTTTGCCTGCCGTAGATCGCCCGTCAGTTGGTCATAAGTGATCCCCGCGCCGGCCGCCATCGCCATGAGTGTGTGGATCATGAACGGGTCGAACACCGGGGCGGAAGTCGGCTGCGCAAAGGTGATCTGTTCGCCGGCCTTGAGATAGGTGATCATGCCCGGCTCGAAGGATTGGAGCCGTTGGCCGTCGCCATCCTTTCCGGGCCTGCCGATAGCCGGCTGATCACCCTCGACATTGGTGACGAAGCCGGAAAAGCAGGCTTCGACGCGAGCCTTCACCAGCGACGACTGGTGATAGTCGGCGATATCGCGCGCCGTCATGATGATCGGCGCAAAGGTCGACACGCCGCGGATCTGCCCGGCCCGCTGCTTACGGTAGACGTGCAGCACGTCGGAGGCGTCGATGCGAACGCTCTCCAACGACTTCAGCCGGCGGATTTCGCCGGGGTGCTCGGGGAACAGCCAATAGGCCGCGCGCTTGCCGAGAGCGTCGAATTCGATCCCCAGCAGTGTGTTCGGGTCCTGCGGCATCTGGTGGCGGGCATCGTCGATATGATCGGCCTCCAGCAACTGGATCTGCAGCGGAACCGGAAGGCCATCACTGGTACGGCGGGGCCGAAAGCGCGCGACGACTTCACCAGCCTCGACGATCTCGCGCACGGCAAGCGACTGCAGCCCGTAGAAATCCAGCTGACCATCGGCGTCGCACTGATCGCTCCAACGTCGCCACAGGTCGTTTACCTTGCGGTCGATGGTGCGGGAACCGGTCTTCGATACCGGCATGATACCGGCACCCACCAGGTTCGCCGCGAGCACGTCGACGATCCGAGAGGCGTGCGGATTGTTGCGCACGAGGCTTCGGGCACGATTCCTCAGTTCCGAACTCGCCGGGCCGATCTCGGCATTCGCCGACGTGGCTGGCGCGCGACCGTTGCCGCGCCCACGCCGCGCCCCGTCATAGGCACGGGTCGCGCCATCGAGGGCTTTGATCGCCGAACGGGCACGCACGCGACTGAGGCCGGCGGCGGGGTTCACCCACGACACCAGCCGATCGAGCATGTTCATGACGTCACCAGCACCGATCGTTGACAGCGATCACGCTGCGAGAGGCGGAAGAGGCCGCATCCCCCGCAACCTCACTTTCCATGCGCGTCAGCTGCGCTTGCATTTCCGCGAGCGAGTAGAATTCGTGAGCGCGACCGTCCGAATAAGTGACCTTGCGGACACCCTGCGCCATAGACTTCTTGAGCCGGTCGATATCCGCCTGCGTATAGGCCATCGCAGCCCTCTATCTCTGCATCCAGGATCCGCCCCCATGCGGGCGGGCGAAATTCGATGCCGGAGCCGGTTCCGGTCCGGCCGCAGCTGATGCGGCAACCTCGATAGGCGGCGGCGCAGCGGTCACCGGCACGACATCGAACAGGCTAGCCTGCTCTTCCGGCGGCGCCGTCTCCCGTTCATTCTCAAGCTGTTCCCACACCGGCTCCGGGAGATCGCGGCAGCCCAGCCGGATGGCTGCTGCCTCGGCCTGAAGATGCGTATCCAGCATCTCGTTCGCCTGGCCCGGATCCGGCACCCATTGGTACTTCACATAGCCGTCGCGCCGCTTTACCGGCTTGCGGCGCTCCGCCGTCAGCTGGCGGAAATACTCATCGTCGAGGCCGCGCGGCATGCCGATATAGCCGCGCTGGAGCGGATCGGTCTTCGCCAGGTTCCGATACAGCGCCATCTTCAGGATGGACGTCCCGAAATTGTAGAACCGGCGGGAGTAGCGGAGCAGCGTGCCATCGCGCCGGCGTTCTTTTCGCACCCGCTCCAGCAGCGGCACATGATCCTCATGGCGACCGCGCACCATGATTACGCGCGTATCGGGATGCCGACGCGCCCATGCCCAGACGTCTTCCGTCCAGGCATTGCCGTCGATCGCCAGCAGATCGACGCCGATCATGCGACCGAGAGCGTTGCGCCATTTCTGACCAAGCAACGCATCAAGCGTCTGCTGGCAGGTAGCGTCGGTGATGTGACCGCGGATGACGCCGGCATCGATCACCCAGCGGCGGCGATCGCGGCCCCACCCGACAGCCTGCCATTCGACGCGATCGGTCTGACAGTCGACACCGACCGTGACGAGCAGAGCTCCCAGAGGAATCTGGCCTTTGGAATAGTCAGATCCGGCTGCCCGGTCGCGGATCTCTTCCCACGGAACAGATTCACCAGCCGCCCGATACGCCAGCCCCACGGAATCGTTGGTGAATGTCTGTTCGGTCGCGGCATCGCCGCGGGCCTTCAGCCATTCCCGCGCAATACGCTCCCAGCTTTGCAACGGCGAATAGGCCGACCAGATCCAGAACGACCTATGCTCTCGCCGAGCCGACGGGTTCGCGGCGCGCCACTCGATCTGCGAGACCATCCAGCGCCGATGATGTTCCTCAATAGGCTTGGCGCAATCCGGATCGACGCAGACGAAATGCGCCGCCTCCGGCTTCGTCTCGTCGAGATGGGCAAGCATGTTGTCCCATTCGAGGACCTGCATGACACCGCAATGCGGGCAAGGCACGAAGGGCCGCTCCTGGCTGCCTGCCTCGAAATTCCGCGTGATGCGACAGCCGGGCATGACCTTCGGCGTCGAGACCTTGAAGATCTTGGCGAACTCATAGCCGCGCGAACGGCTATCGGCCTGTACCTCCGGGTCGCCGGCGGTGTTCATCTCCCATTTGACCAGATCGTCCTGCACCTGCCGCGGCATCGAAACCTGCGACAGTGACGCCGCGGAATTGGCGCCCGAGATCAGCAGCGATCCCCGTCCATCCTTACGCTCCTTGTAGAGCACCGCGTCGGCGCCATCGCGCGATTTGGAGTTGAACAGCGCGGCGAGCGAGGCCGTCCCCTTGATGAAGGGGGATAGTTTCAGCCGGCTCCAGCGCGCCGCATTGTCCGTAGTCGGGTGGACATAGAGCACGTTGCCCGGATCCATATCCAGGGCGCCACCCACGAACACATTTGCAAGCACGGTCCCGCCCAGCTGCGCCGATTTCGCCAGCGTGACGATGCGGCAAGGATCGTCGGGACCGAGAGCTCGAAGGATCTCGTCGAAATAGCCAAATAGCGCCCGGTTATAGGGACCGGCAAACTCGCTCTCGACGTCGGAGAACACGATATTGTTCTCTGCCCATGCGAGAAAGTCGACGGGTGGTGGAGGTTCCAGCACCGTGGCGAGCGTCGTCGCCGCAAGGTGCTCGGCGTTCGCCACGTGCAAATCCATGACGGCTCACTGAACGGTTGGCGCCGGCTCTTCGTCGACGGTGATACTGACCTCGGCAGGTAGCTCCGCTGCATGCTTTCGCGCCGCAAGAGCGGCACGCTCGCGGACACCTCGGAGCTCGCGGCGTAGAAGGTGCAGAATGTCGCGCTGCGGCAGCCCAAACTGTGCCGCCAGTGCCGCCGCGAAATCCGGCATGGCGCCCTCGAAGACTGTCAGCATGCCCGTGGCGATCTTCGCCATCTCGCGGGCCGCATCCTCTCGCAGCATGAGAGTGCCTCGGCTTTGCAGCTCCTGCTCGGCATTCCGGCGGTTGCGATATTCGATTTCGCGGAGCCGCTCTCGCTTGATTTTCTCCTCGACAGGATCGCCAGCAAGCGGTGTCGGCGTCGAAGAGGTGGCCGGAGCGGGCTGCAGCATTGCCGAAGATGGCGCGGGCTGCAGGTTGGTGTCGAGGCCGTTACCGAAGCGCTGCCCGATGTCGATCCGCTGCCGTAGCTGCGACTGCGCCACCTGCACACGGATCCTGGCACCGCGACCTTCGCCGACGAGCGCGTCGCCCGTAATCTTGCCCTCGGCGATCCACTGCGACACCCGGCCAGCCGAGACATTGCAGAGCGTGGCGAACTGGCCCTTGCTGACCACGTCCGCATCCATCTTTAGCGTCCCACTTTAGCTGATCTTTAGCTCTTTAGGCTTTCAAAACCGGCTTCATCTGCCGACACTCTGCGCTATCGCCGCCCGCATACGTGGGTGGCCGGGGAAGGACCCAAAGGGGGTGGGGCCCCCTCGATCCGACGGGACGGCCATCGACCACCCCATCAAGCGAAAGCCCCGGTAGCGTCTCCGCTCCGGGGCCTCTTTATCCATGCGCAGTGAGCACCAAAATCCAGGCGCGCGTCAAGCGCCCTTTTCGCCGGACCGGTGGAGAACGGGCAGAACCCTTGACCCGCCTGCATTCCCGCTCTCCCACGGCCGGGCTGGCCGGGCTGGCCCGGTGACGCGGTAGCGCTCAAGCGAATCACGCAGTGCGTCGGCGAGCACCACCAAGCCCGAATGCCACACCTCATATTCAGCCCGATCGACGGCCGCATAGAAGGGCGAGGGGACCAATTCCCATTTGTTGTACGCACCCTTCACCGGACGGCGTCGGGTCGGGCTCCACCCGTCCTGCTCGCAATCGGCATAAGCTACCACCTCGCCGCCGACGATCTGCGGCACGCTGCGCATGACGAACCACTTCGCCTTGCCGTTCCCGCCGCGGACCATCCGATATTCGGGAGCCTCAGCCTCCCAATCGGGCACCCCGCCGACCATGGCGTATTTGCGCACCAGCCATGAGGGCGAGGCCTTGAAGCGAAGCGCACCCATCGCTGCCGGCACGCACATCCGGTCCAGCGCATCGCGCACCACCTGCTGCCCGACATCACCCCATGCATCAGGGCTTGCCATATCGCCAAACGGCCACCAGCCCACAGGCGCCTCGATCACTAGGCCATCCAGATCGGCCACCGCCTCGGCAACGGCAATGGCATCGGCATGCGGAGCACACTGAGCGGTGCGGTCCGGCGTAACACCCCAACGGTTCCGAACGTCGGCACCGTCGATCACGGTGAGCAATTCGCCGTAGCGCGAGACGCCAGCCCAACCCGCCGCTGCCGCCAGCGACAGCGACGGCACCGGGTTCGCCTCCTTCGGTAGCTCTTCCCGGTAAGCCCACACCAGCAACTGCTCTATATCGATGCTCGTCTTCATCACCTTCCCCTCATTTGGGAGGCTAGGGAGGCAGTGGGAGGGTAGGTTTCAAAGAGAGAACCATCCGCCTGTCTCGCCAAACCGTTGATATTACTCACGCCTGCTTTTCTGTTGGGAGGCTAGGGAGGATAGGGAGGATAGAAGCTCGCTACGCATAGAGAGAGATCGTCGACCAAATGGCCGATAGAGGCCTCCTCGCGCTCCTCGTTTCTCTCACGCGTACATGCGGGCTACCCTCCCTAGGCTCCCTAGCCTCCCAAAACGCCAACTAAGTGCCTGATCCCCCACGCCCCCGGCAGAATGGCCCGCGCAGATCGCTACCCTCCCTAGGCTCCCTAGCCTCCCAAGCGGGCGCTTCCTTCCCTAGCCGCGGATCACACCATTGGGGTGTGCGAGGGGTCGAACTCGGCCTTGAGCCGGATGCCGACATATATCGACAGCGAGCTCTTCCCCTTTTCGAACCCGAAATCATGCGCCGCCTTCGGCATGCGCCGCGCGAAGGTGGTGGCGCCAAGCGGCGTCTTGCCGTCACGCTTGGAGAACTTCACGAACGCCTCGTAGAGCGTCCCCTGCTCGACGGTGTCATGTGGGTAGCCGGTGACATCGAGCGCGGCGCGCACGAAGGCGCCCATGGGATCGCTCTCGTCGCGATACTCCTGCGTCGCCGCCAGCACCGCCTCGGGCGGGTGCAACCCTCCCATATTGAGATAGTCGAGCGCACCTTCGATCATCCAATTGAGGATGCCCGTGATCTCGCCCTTCAGCTTTTCCGGTAGCTTCTTGTCGCGCTCACCCTTCGGTATCTGCACCTCGAACGGCACAAGCGAGACACGCCGCCAGATGCCATCGTCATTGCCATGAATGCGAGGTTTCCGGTTGCACGAGATCGCCAGCTTGAAGCGCGGATAGACCTCGATGAACTCGTGATTGAGGCGCCGCACATTGATCGGCTCGCCGCCGGTGAGGTCCTTGATCAGGCTTTCATCGAGCGGCAGGCCTTCCTTCGGCTCGGCCGAGCGGACGAAGCGTGCCGCCGGCAGGCGGATCAGGTCCGGCGTCGCCTCCGAGCCCTTGCGGTTGTTCTCCGTCACCAGCGACATCACCGGCACCGAGGTCGCATAGTCGCCCATGAGGTGCGCGATGATGTCGACGAGGGTCGACTTACCGTTCGAACCCTCCCCGAAGAAGATACAGAACATCTGCTCGGTGGTGAGCGCGGTCAGGCAGTAGCCGAAGAACCGCTGCACATAGGAGCGCACCGCCTCGTCCGGCAGTATGCGCTCGATCATCGCGGTGAAGATCGGCGCACCGGCCTCGGGACAGTGGAACACCGGCGCCAGCTTGGTGATCAGCGCCCGCCGGTCATGCGGCAGGATGGAGAACACCCACCGCTTCACCATGCGCACGACATCGGGATCGGGACAGTCGAGATCTTCTACCTCCGCCTGGTGAAAATGGATCGTGCCGTTCAGCACATTGAAGGCGAGCGGGTCGCGGTCCAGCTGGTCGAGGCCGTGCACCAGATAGGGCCGCGCCTCGCCAAGCATGCCATCGAGCTTGCCGGCATTGCCGGAGGTAATGGCGAAGCGCCGCCGCTGCGTCTTGCGCGAGGACCATGACTTGGCCGCGACTGCGCCGCGTGCCATGGCCTTTTTGGCCGCATCGAGCTCGCGCCGCAGCTGGAATTTTCGCCGCTCCTTCTCCCGCTTCGGCAGCTCCTGATCGTCGAGATCATGGATCTCGTGCGGGATGTCCTCGCTGCGACGCTCGGCCTCCTGCGCCTGCGCCATCGCATCGGCCTCGGCCGGGGTCGGCGCGATGACGAAGGCCTCCAGCATGATCGCCTCGGCGGTGTCATGCGCGAGCGCGCGGACATCGTCCTCGTCATCCTCGGCACGAAACCACCGACGTCCATCCCAGCGATGCCAGCCGAGATTGGGCACATAGGCGAGATTTTTGCCGTGCCGGTAGCGCAGCCTCCGGCCATTGCCGATATCGTTCTGCGCCTCGCCGGCACAGGCCAGCAGCGCCGGATCCTCCGGCTCGAAGCCCGGCGGCGGACCGTCATCGTCGAAGGGCGGTTCACCGCCGCCATCGGCATCCGCGCCGTCGGGGCCGTCATCATACGGGTTTTCGGTCGCCTCCGGCTCGCGCGGTGGACCCAGCTGCGCGTCATCCGGCCACTGCGGACCCTCAATCTCGCCCGCTTCATTCCCCTGCGGCGGGACAATCCCTGCGGGGGAAGCCGGGGGCTCAGGGTCGACGATGGCCGCGATGCGCGCAAGCGCCTCCAGCCCGCCCTTCGGCGCGTCATCGTCAAGCATGGGCCACCCTACAGAAGGTCATTGAAATCGCGGCCGTCGGGCGGCCACACGATGCGCACGCGGCGCCAATCCACCCCAGCGCTGAAGCGCACACGCGCGCGCTCCAGCGCTGCCTCGACCGTGAACCGGTCGCTATCGGCGTCGCCGAGCAGGGTCACCTCCTCGACGCCTGCAGGAATCGGAATGCCCGGCGCTTCCATGTCCGGAACAGGACCGGGCACGCGCCGGGCGCGGCCGGCGGCATCCTTCAGGGTCGGGTGCTTCACCGTTTCGGCCGCGCGGCCGCCTATATTGCCCAGGGCGATGCCGGACCAGAAGGCGACGCCCTCGGCTCGGCCGAGCGCGAGCAGCGCGCAGGCGACCGACAGCACGGTCTCGATGCCCTCGCCGATCACCAGCCGGCGCGGTGCCGGGAGCCGGATCAGTTCGATCCGCCCGCCGCCCATGCTGCCGCGCACCTTCTTGGCCGGGAGGATTTCACCAGTCGCCGGATCGGCAAGGCACAGCTTGCCCTTGGCATCAGCCATGTCGAGCCAGGTGATATGCAGCCCAGCGAACCGACCATCGGGGCCGAGGATCGGCGCCAGCATCGCCGGGCCGGTGTGCAGAAGGTTCGGATAGTCGCGGCCGCGCGAGCCGTCCGCTCGCAGATGCGTCGTGCGTGGCCCGTAATACGGCATGCGCGGATGGAACCGCAGCCGGCCCCATAGTATCGGCGGGCTTTCAGGCGGCAGGCCGCGCGGCCCGGTCAGGTACTGCTCGACCGTCGTATGGTCGGCCGGCATCGCCTCGTTCCAATAGGCCCAGCAGCGTTCCCGCTCATCCTCGCGAAACTTCGCCGCCGCCGCCTCGTTGCGCGCCTTCTTCTTCGCCGCCTCGGCATCCCGGCGCTTCTGCTCTTCCGGGTCAATCTCCTGTGTGCCACCCAACCATGCCACGGCCTTGCGAAAGGACAGGCCTTCGCGCTTTTCGACCAGCTTGATCACGTCGCCGCCGTCGCCACACACTACGCAAACCCATCGCTCGGCATCGCACTCGAACGACGTGCTGTCTTTCGCGAAGGGATCGGTCGAATGGAGCGGACACGGTCCGACCAGCCACCCCGGCTTGGAGCCTCGCCGCTCGCGCAGGCTCACCCATTTGCCGGCTATTGCGGTGACGGGGTTGCGCGCGCGCAGATCGTCGAGGGCAGCATCAGAGATCATGCCGCCACCTCGAAAAACGTATCATCGCACGATACTTTTCCCTTGCCGAACGTATCATATTGAGATACGTTATCTTCATCGGAAGCGGCGAGGCGGCGATGATCCTGAACTTCAAGAACAAGCTGACGGAAACGGTGTGGAACGGCACCGTCGGCAAGGGCTTTCCCGCCGATCTCGTCCGCCCGGCCCAGCGCAAGCTGGCCATGCTGAACGCCGCCGTCACCCTCGATGCCCTGCGCGTGCCGCCGGCCAACCGGCTGGAAGCCCTCAAGGGCGACCGCGTCGGCCAACACTCCATCCGCGTGAACGATCAGTTCCGCATCTGCTTCATTTGGCGCGACGGCCACGCCGCCGACGTCGAAATCACCGACTACCACTGAGGAGAAACCGCCATGCTCGGCCCCAATCCCGTCATCCACCCAGGGGAAATCCTGCGCGAGGAGTTCCTCTCCCCCCTCGGCCTCACGCCCTATGCCGTGGCGAAGGCCGTCCATGTGCCGCGCACCCGCATCGAGCGGCTGGCGCGCGAGGAGGTGCCGGTCACCGCCGATACCGCGCTGCGCCTCGGCCGCTTCCTCGGCACCGGGCCGGAGTTCTGGATGAACCTGCAGACGGCCTACGACCTGACGTCCGCCGAGAAAACCGCGGCGGACATCGCAGAAATCCAGCCGCACCAAGCGGCGGCATAGGACAATCGTACACGCGCACGCCATCACTCGGCCGCCTCCAGCACTGCGCCCGGCGCCTCATCCGCCATGATGGCGCCGACGCAGGCCTTCATCTTCGCCACCGACACCGCATTGCCGATCTGCTTGATCTGCTCGGTCTTGGTGCCGGCGAACTCGTATTTCGACTCTTCGGTGTTGAAGCCCATGGCGGCGGCGAGCTCGTGCGGTTCCAGCATGCGGAACAGGATGTCGAATTGCTCGGTACCCTCGACGAGGTTCACCCGGCCGGTGGCGCACAGCGTCGGCGCCGGCTCGTCGACGTCATGAACACGTGGCGCCTGCCCCTCGCGCTCGCCGAACTGGGCGGCGATGAAGGCGAGGTCGCCCCGGTTCGCGCCGGTGACGGTCGGTAGCGGATCGACGGCGGCGTCGCGCGCCCGGCTGCTGCCGTCGTCGTGCGTCACCGGCATGACGATGGCGAACTCGCCGCCCTTGGCCGTCGTCAGGGTTGGGATTGGATCGGCAACATCCCGCGCCGTGGCGCCGCCGCCGGATTGCGTCACCGGCACCACCATGCCGAACCGGCCCTTGGCGGTCACCGTCGGCAGAGGATCCTCGACACTGACGCAGGTCTCGCCGGAGCCGGAGCCGTAATAGGGCGAAATCAGCGCCGTGCCGCTGCCTCGTTGCCCGCCGGTGACGATGGTCGGTAGCGGCTCGCCGACTTGGCGCGGGGCGCCGCCGGAGGCTTGCGAGAGCACAAACGGCTGAACCAGCATCGGCCGCGCGCAGCCCGGGTGTTCCACCGTGCCCGCGCCACCAGTGGTGATAGTCGGCAGCGGATCACCGGCCGAGCGGGCGGCGCCGCTATTGTGTTGGGACAGCACGAAGGGCTCGGCCAACCAGACGCCGCCCTTGGTGTCGAGTGTCGGGATTGGTTCCGCCGACACCGGCTTGGCCTGGTTGCCTTTCCGCCCGTTCATGATGATCGGCTCGGCGATGCCGATATGGCTCGCCGCCGCCGTCTGCGTCGGCAGAGGAACATCATCGCCCGCCGGCGCCGCGCCCTTCTTCAGGTTGACAAGCACCGGCTGCGCCAGTCCGATATGCTGCCCGTTGGCCGGGATGGTCGGCAGCGGTGCGTCGATCCCCTGCGCCGCCATGTGGTTGCGCAGGATGACGAGGAATGGCTCCGGCCATCCGTGTTTCACGGCGCCGGCATAGATCCGCGCCATTGTCTTCGGCGCCAGATCCTTCTTGCGGTCGAAGATCGACCGACCCTTGATCGACCAGTCGATTATTTCCCGCGCCGGCCGCCACGGCTTGGCGCCCGAGAACAGATCGCCGGCGATCTCGGAGCGCTTGCGATGCGTCGGCATTGGCCAATGCACCCGCCGCCCGTCGGAGCGCGCCATCAGGATAAAACGCTGTCGGGTGGTGGCGTCGCCATAGTCGGCAGCGTTGAGTTTGCGCCATTCCGGTTCGAAGCCGAGCCGCTTGATGGTCTCGATCCATGCGAGGAAGTATTCGCCCTTGCGCGAGGCGATCGGCTTCTGCGTCTCCGGATCGACCGGTCCCCAGCCGATAAATTCCCACACGTTTTCGATGATGATCCGCTTCACCCGCAGTTCGGTGAGCCAGGTGATGATGTGCCAGGGGTCGCTGCGCTGCTGATCGCTGGTCGGCTTGCCGCCGCGCGCCACCGAGTGGTGTGTGCAGGTCGGCGAGGCCATCAGCAAATCGAGATAACCCTCCGGCACCAGCATATGCGGGCGCACCGTCGCGATGTCCTGCACATAGTGCCGGGCCTCGGGATGGTTGCGCTGGTGAGTGTCGATCGCCACCGGCCAATGGTTGACGCAGGTGAGGATGATCTGATCGAGCGTCCAGCCGAGCGCGAGCAGTGCCTTGATCGCGCCCGTCGACGAGCCGCCGGCGCCGCACAGGAGGTCAGCCACAAGAATTTTCCGGGTCATGCTACCGCCCTCTCGACAACCGGGAGGCGAGCGGGCAGCGTCGGACCGGGGGAAACGATATGAAGCGGCTTGTTGAACCGGGAGTGCTGATCGGGGTTGGAGTAGTACTCGGCGTGCCATTGGGCATGTCGATAGTGCCGTTTCTCTTGCGATGCATAAGCGACGCATGGGTCGGCTTTTCGGGGTCCATCGTTGGCGGAATTGTCGGCGGCGTCATTACCGTTGTAGCGGCAGCGATTGCCGCCGCGCCCGTCTTCCGACAACTCCAGCTCAGCGAACGACAAACGGCGCTTTCCGTCCGCGACGCTCTGCAACGCGTGGTGGATGCACTCGAAGAGGAAATAAGGTGGCTTTATGCTCAACGCAGCCTTAACTATGCGATAGGAGCCGCCTGCGACAAATCGGTAGAAGACGAAGAGCCAGGTCGCCCTGATGCGCGTAGGGCCGTCGCTAAAGTTCTCATTCATCTTGATGAGTTTCGGCAGCGCCTCCGGCGATACTGCAATGAGAACCCCAGCGAAGGGCGGATAGCCAAGCAACGCCGATCGGTATTGGCCGGGGCCGTGCAGACTAAAGCGGAACTCCTCGACCTGTTCGAAGCATTGGGGGCATACGGCTCTGTTCTTAGCGATGCAGAGCAAAACCGCATCGTTTCGGGCGCCAGCAATGCCGCAAATCTCAACGAAAAGTTTCGTAAAGACCAACGAGCATTCAGAGTTCTGCTCAGTGCAGAGCGGCGACTGATTTGGAAGGAGATCCGCAACCTCGAACTGTTGGCAATCGGCAAAACCGCAGGCCTCAGGACATACAACGATGATGAAGGGCAAGTGCCGCATCACGCCACCGCCTCCGGCTCGGCCGAGGCCTCGACGTCGAGCAAGTCGAACAGGCCGGGCATCGCCACCTGATTGGCCGCGGCCTCGCAATACTTCATCCCGTCCCGGAAATAGGTCGGCGAGAGCTCGATTCCGTAGCCGCGCCGCCCCTTGAGCAGCGCGCGATAGGGCACCGTCATCAGCCCGCCGAAGGGATCGAGCACCAGCTCGCCGGGCTCCGAGCGCTGCGCGATCTCGCGGTCGACGATGTCGAAGGGCAGCGGGCAGAGGTGCTTTTCCGCCCCCTTCTGCGCCTGCATCGTGTTGAGCGACAGCATCTGCGCGCCGCCGGTGACGATCTCCTCCATCCAGCTATGGACCGGCAGCAGGGCGAAGTCGGGCGGCAGTTGTCCGTGAAGCTCCCGCGCCTCGGCGATGGCGACGTGGTGCTCGAAATCATAGACGGTGGCGAGGTTGAAGCTCTTCCACAGCCGATAGGCGACATCCGCCTTCAGCCCGACGAGCTCGTGCGGCATCAGCAGCCGGTCGCCGGAGGATCGCGTCACCGGCGCCGCGTCCAGCTGCCAGCGGGCGCGGCTATAGCCGTCGCCGGTCCAGGCGCCGCCCTTCGCCTCGCGCTTCACCTTGCGCACCGGCCGGTCGGCATAGCCGTCGCTGCGATCGGTCGGCGGCTTGCGGAAATACAGCATGTATTCCGGCATGCCGCACCCCATGCGGGTGCCATCCTTGCACTGCTCCGACCAGCCGAGCCGGTAGGTCTGGGCGTTCTCCCGTACCACGTCGGTGCCGAGCGTCTTGCGGCCGATGAAGGCGAAGCCGTGCCGCACGAAATGCGTCACCGTGGCGTCGGAGAAGGGATAGACGGTCTGGAAGCCGAGCCCGGTCATGCCGCCCGGCACGATCCGGTCCTTCACGTGGATGCAGGCATTCCGGCCCGGCTTGAGCGCGCGCAGCAGCTGCGGCGTCAGGAAGTCCATCTGCTGCCAGAAGTGATTATTGTCGTCGGTGTGGCCGAAGTCGGCATAGTTCGGCGAGTATTCGTACTGTGTCGAAAAGGGGATCGAGGTGACGATCAGGTCGACGCTGTCGGTCGGGATCCGGCCCATCTCGTCGACGCAGTCATTATTGACGAGGGTATAGCCGTCGCCCTTCACCTCGACGCGCTCCACACCCATGGCGCGCGTCATCTCTTCGGCCATCGCGGCGCGCGACAGGCCGTATTCGCGGATGATCTCTGTCATAATGGCGACCTGCTCGATATAGCGACGCCACTTCGCTTCCAGATCCTCGCGCACGGCACGCTCGGCCTCGGTGTAGATGAGGTCGATACGCACCGTGTGAGCCTGACCGAAGCGCTGGATGCGATGGATCGCCTGGATGAAATCGTTGAACTTGAAGCCGATGCCGAGGAACACCGCCCAGCGGCAATGGCGCTGGAAGTTGCAGCCCGAGCCGGCAATCACCGGCTTGGCGGCGAGCTCGGCGAACGCGCCGTCGGAAAAATCGATGATCCGCTGCTCGCGCGCTTCCAGCTGCTGCGTGCCATAGACCGACACCACGTTCGGGATCGCCGCCTCGATGGCGTGCCGCTCGGCCTCTAGGTCGTGCCAGAGGATGCGATGCGCGCCGGGATCCTCGGCGCGGATCTCCATCATCTTGGCGATGCGCGCCGGCAAGCTGTCCCGCTTCTCCCGCGCCGCACCGACCACGCCGATGGCGTGATCCTTGAACATCTTCACCTGCCCGCTACGCTCGACGCCGGCGTCGCTGTGATCGGCCGGAATCTCGTGCCAACGGATATCCAGCGGCGGCAGGTCATAGCCCTCGTCGGAAAACCCGAGGTCGGAGGGCTTGGAGACGAATAGTGCCCAGGTCGATACCCACAGCCAGAATTCGCGCTCCTTGTGCGGGTGCAGCGTCAACTCGTCGGCCTTCTCGCTGTTGCGCTTGAAGAACCGCGTCTTGGCCTGGCCGACATCCATCACACCGAGGAAGGCGGCATAGGCCAGAAGCTCGATGAACTCATTGGGCGAGGGCGTCGCCGTGGCGACGAATTTGTACGGCACTTGGTCGAAGAGCCGCATGAACTCGCGGAAGGTCTTGCTGCCGCCAAAGCCGCGCAGGCATGAGGCCTCGTCGAGCGTGACGACGGTGAACAGGTTCGGATCGAGCTTGCCGTCCCGCACCGTCTCGTAATTGGTGAGATAGATCGTCTCGTCGTCTTCGATCTCGGCCGCGCTGCGGATGAACTTCAGCCGAACCGCGTACTCGCCGGTGAAGCGCAGCGCCGCGTCGCGGGTGAACTCCTGCCGCACGCCGAGTGGCAGCACGATCAGCGCCCGACCGCCGACAGCCGCCTTCAGCAGCCGCAGCAGTTCAATCTGCGTCGACGTCTTGTGCAGGCCGAATTTTGCGAAGAGAGCGCGTCGACCGCCCTTCGCCATCCATTGCACGATCGCCCGGGTGAAGCCCTTCAGCGCCGGATTGATCGCTTCAATCGGAATATCGATGCCTGTCACGGCCGCGACCGGCCGCTTCGCCTCGAGGAAGTCGCGATAGTCGATGGGGGCGTTCATCGAGCTACCCTCCGCTCGCCGGTGTGGCCAGCGTCGGCCGGCACGCGGAAGCCCTTGCGGAAGGCATCGGGCGAAAGGCGGACGTGTCGCTCCTTCACGATGGTGCCGAGATCGGGATTGCCGCGCGAGTGCCCGTCGACCCAGATCCAATAAGGCTCGATAACGCCGTCGATCAGCCGCCAATGGCCGATCACCATGTGCATGCGGGTGCCGGAGAGGCTTTCAGCCGAACGCAGCTCGCCGCGATAGAGGGCAGTCTGCGGGCGGATGAGCTCAACCTTGTTGTAAGAAAACACGGGCAGGCCACGCTGCGCCCGCCGGAGCGCAAAGGCCTTCAGTCCTCGGTCAAGACCAACGCCTGGGACAACGCGTCGCGCCGTGGCCGCCCTTGGCGACGACAGGGCATAGATGATCTTGACGACGGCACCCGCGGCAGTCGCCGCTTGGATACCCTCGGCAGCACTGCGGATGAGAGCATCCCAGGCAAAGTCCGAGAGATCGACCCACAGATTATCATCAGGATTGACCGTCAGACACACCTGCCCGACACACCGGATGCCCCAGTGCGCGCAATCGTGGAAGGCATAGGCGATCCCGCCTGAGATCAGCCAGCCGTACCGGCCCGCAATGTCGATCCACATTGGGTTGCAAGGAACGGGAAGCCGATCGCCGGGGGGGGCAGCTTCGACGTCGAGAGCGGCATATTGTAAAGCTTGGAAGTCCCGCTCACCGAAAACGAAGCGATCACACAGCGCGGTGGGAGCGGGCGAAGGCAAATGATTGGCCTTAGGCAACTTCAGAAGACCATGCGCCTCGTTCTCGATATGACCTCGCGGCCGGTCGAGCAGAAAACGATCCGCCAACAGTTTCATATCCGCACCTCCCGCACCAGCGCGGCGCGCATCCGCGCCATTTCGGCCGGGCTCCAGATGCCGGCGCCATCGCTGAGGGCGAGCCGCACCCGGCTCCGGCTGATGCCGAGCCGGCTCGCGATCTCCCATTCGTGCACGTTCCGCCGTGCCAACCCGCGCACGGTCGCGACCAGCCGACGCCAGGGCCGGCGATACACGATGACGAAGGGACGGGGCGCGCGGCGGTTCATGCGAAGTTCCACCGGCCAGCCGCACGCTCGTCGTGCCGATCGCCACACCCACGCGCCTCGCGCGGCCGGAACGCCAGCGTGCGGCAGGCCGGGCAGTAAGGCCCGTCCCGCATCACCGGCGCGCCGCACATCCGCTTTTCCGCCGGCGGCGTGACGCCGCGATCCGGCCACAGCGGCCACCGGCATTGCCCCTCGCGGATCGCCAGCATGGCGATACCCGGCCGGTCCGGTGCCAGCGGCAGCACCGGCTCCAGCGGCGGCGCGACGACGATCTTGTGTGCCGCGCCGGCCTTCGGCTTCGCCGTCGACAACCGAAGGCGAGGCTGGCGCTTGGCCGATCCTCTCGTTACCGCATGGTCGACCAGATTTTCCGGCCGCTGCCGCAAGCCGAGCCGGTTCGCCCGGCCTAGCACCGCACAGCGTGTGCGGGCGGGAAAGCCCTCCATCGCCAGCTGCGCGGCGATCAGCGCGTAGGAAAGCCCCTCGGCCAGCAGCACCCGCAGGCGCCCATCTTCCTCGGGAGTGCGATCGGTGACGCCGGGCATGGTCACGCCTCCCGCACAAGGCGAGGCGTGGGCGCCTTGATCGACGCCAGGCCGGCCCGCAATTCCTCGGCTTCGCGGATGAAATGCGCGACGGCGCGGTCGATCCGCTCGGCTTCGGACGGCGAGATGCGGCCATCTTCCTTGGCGATGGCATACTCCGAGGTAGCGGCGGCGAGGGCGCCCAGCACGTCGGCATAGGCCGCGTCGACATTCCCTGTCGCTTCGGCCGGCGCGCCATCCGTCAGATCGCGCCCATTGAGATCGGCCATGATGCTGGTCACCAGCGCCCGGCCGCAATCGCCCTCCAGCGCGACCACCGCCGTGATCGGCATGAGATCGTTGTCGTTCGGGTTGTTCCAGCGGCCGACATGGCCGGCGCTGTAGTTGCAGATCTTGGCCGCGCGGGCGATGCCGCCGCAGGCGTCGATCAGGTCGCGCTGCGCCGCGCGGAGGCGGAAAATCGTGCTGTCGGAAATGGCGCGCTCGGCCATGGCATCCTCGCGAAAGTCAAGCGTCATCGCGCGAGAAAATGCGTCGCATTTTCTCGGAGGGAGAATCGTCAGGGTGGTGCGATGGTCCGGTCGTCAGATCACGGCGGGGGCCGGATCAAAGGGGTAGGAGAAGGCAAGACATGGCGAAGCGAACCGGCAACAGCCTGCAGGCCCACCTTGCGGCGATGGATATGGTGCTGCTTGCCCTGGTGGCGCGCGGTGTGGCCGGCTCGCAGGAACCGGTTGGCGACGCCGCCCGGCTGCTCGGCGCGGCCGAAAGGATGCTGCAGGCATCGGCCGACGCCGCGACAGGGCGCGCGCGGGCGGCCGCGCTCGATGCGCTCGATGCCTATGAAGGCATGTGCATGCGCGTGCTGGCCTATGTGGCCGAGCAGGCATACCCGGAGCCGGCCGAATGATCCGCGCATCACGACACCCGATCCGGCTGCAGCGTTCCGGCGCCATCGGTCGGCGCCAGCAGATCGCGGAACACCTCGATGGAGGTCGGCCGCACCGGGCGGAAGCGGCGGGCACGAAAGCCGTCGTCTGGCGAGAACTCCACCAGTCCGATGAAGATGGCGCCCATGAACGGGTACACCTCGCGGACGGTGTAGACGCAGCCCTTCACCGGGGCTGGATTGATGTTCTCAACGACGTTGCCGAACCCATCGGTGCAGGGACCCCATGCATCATCGATGCAGGCGGCCATCTGCCCCGGCACGAGGCTGGTGCCCTCGCCCAGCATATCGTTGATGATCTCGCCGATGCTTTTCATCTAGCAGCCCTTCCCATCAGGCTCGGGGCACCATCCGCGGATAGGATGCCAGCGATGCCACCCAAGGTTCGGAACGAAGACAAAAGACGACGCGCCTTCCGGATTTCGGGGCAGGCGAAAGACAGGCTCAATGGAGATGAAGTCATGACCGAGGATCTGGACGCCGAGCTTCGCGGGCGGGTGATCGCCCTCGAAACCATCGTGATCGCGATGGTCGCCCACATGGCCGCGCATACCAGCAACCCGACCGGGTTTACCGCGCAGGTGATGGACAACGCGGACCAGATGCTGAACCGCTTTGCCGCAACCGCGCCGAAGGAAATGGAACGGACGTCGCTGTTCGCGTTGGAGAGCTTCAGCGCGCTCTCGAATGATCTGCTCGCTCATCTCAACCGCTATGCGGTGCCAAAGGGACGTTCGTGACTTGCTCATGCTGCAGTCTCCTCGGCGAGGGGTTCAGCGGCCAGCGCGGGGCGAGGAAGAAAATCGTTGATCGTGAGGGTGATGCCCTTGCGGCGCGCCTCGTCGATTAGTGCCGGATAGTGCCGCTGCGGAATGATGCCGCCCGTCCCCCCAGCCTCTTTCGAATACGTCCAGCGATAGACGCGGCTCAGGTTGCACCCGACCGCAAGTGCGACGGCCGTCGGGCCACCTAGTTTTTCGATCAACGAGGATGCGGGTTCGTGCTTCATGCTCCAAACTTTGCGAGTGTCGCAAATTTATGTCAATCGCAAATTCGCGAACATCGCGATAGAAAATTTTGCGTAGATCGCAAAAATTCAATCATGAGAACGGATCAGGCTACATTGCGCCGCTGGTTGGCAGAGCAACTTGAAGAGCGCGGGCACGGCGCCAAGAAGGCGCTGGCTGATCATCTAGGCGTCCGCTCGGATGCAATCACTCGCATGATCAATGAAGATCCGAACAAGGAGAACCGTGAGATACGCTGGGAGGAGGTTCCGAAAATTGCCGCCTTCTTCCGGACCGATCCTCCTGTCGCCCTTCCAAGCCTCGCACCACAGGGCCTCAAGATCCCCCTCATCTCGTGGGTAAGTGCCGGGGCCATGCAAACGCCAGAGGCGGTGCACGAGATTGAGGATGCGGAAAAGCTGGACGACCCCGGCCTTGACCCTTCCGGCGAGTGGGTAGCCTTGACCGTCGTGGGAGACTCGATGGACCGCATCTCGCCACCGGATTCCATCATCTTTGTAAATCTTCGTGACCAGCGCCTCGTAGCGAACGCGTGTTATGTGATCGTGGACGCAGAGACAGGCGAGGCTACCTACAAGCGCTGGCGCCCAAGTCCCGAGCGCTGGGAACCTGTGTCGACAAATCCGATTCATGAGCCGATCTTCGTCCGTCAAGGTCGTGCGCCGCGGGTAATTGGACGGGTTCGAAAGTCGGTACTCGGCATGTAACTTTGCGATGCTCGCAAAATTATCCTTGACATAAATTTGCGACTGTCGCGAATATCGCCCCCAATCCGCACCGATTGGGAGCGTGCCAATGCATTCCGAAAACCCGCAGGCCGCCCTGTCGGCCTTCTTCCGCCGCTGCGGCGCCACCGTGCCGGAAGGCGAGGCGCCGTTCGTCGCCCGCATGGGCCTTGTGCTCTTCCTGCACCGCAGCCTCGATGCCGCGGCCTGGCACGTCCGCCTGCGTGGCGGCAACCCCGGCATCTTCGTCAACGATATCGGCTTCGACCGCGACGAGTTCGAGCTCGGCCTCGTGCGGGCGGTGAAGGTCGAGGCCCGCTACGCCATCGCCTCCGGCCTGCCGCTGCCGGAGCCGGATGAGGGCGGCGACTTCATCGCCGTCGACTGCATGGTGCAGATCATGCGCCGTGCCGCCCGCGACGGCCTCGCCGTCGATGCCGACTTCCTCGCCCGCGCCGGCATCCCCTCGGCCGTCATCGTCGAGCACGCGCCGGATGCCGTCGCCCTCGCCCGCGCCATGGATCATGCCGAGCGGGAATATCGGCAGGTGCGCCAGCAGCGCGAAGCCGAGCGGGAGGCCGCGTGATGGAAAAGGCGGAGATCATCGCTCCGAACGGCATCCGCTATTCGGTCTCGCTCGACGGCAACGACCTCTACGTCCATGTCTCTGCGCCGGACGGATGGCGGCCGAAGCCGCTCGAATTCGAGCTCCTCCACGGTAATGAAGGCCTGGTGAAAACCGGGCTCCGATTGCCCGTCCCCTCAGCTCCCATCGGGGACAACCGAAACCGGAGGGCCGCATGATGGTCCTCTTCACCGAAGCCCTGCGCGGCGCCGCGCTTCTCGTCTCCATCGTCGGCATGCTCGCCGGCCTCTACGCCCTCGCGCTCATCGTGGGAGGCGCCTGATGGAGGAGACCCCGCAGGAAGCCGCCCGCCGCATCGTCCGCGCCGGTGAACTCGCCGTGCTCGGTCTCTTCGCTCTCGGCTCCGGCGCCGCCGTGGCCATCCTCCTGCTGCGCTTCGTCGCGTGGCTGATCATGGGAGGGACGCTTTGAACGCCCCTCTCGTCTGGCTGCAATCGCTCAACGGCCGCGCCATCGACATGGTCGAGCCCCGCGCCGATCAGGTCGACTTCGCGGAAATCGCCGACACTCTGTCGACGCTCAACCGCTATTCCGGCGCCGCCGAAAAGCCGGTGTCGGTGGCACTGCATACGCTCGTCGCGCTCGACTGCGCCATCGCCTTCGGTGCCAACCCCCGCTGGCGCGCCCTCGTCCTCCTGCATGACCTGCATGAGCAGCGCCTCGGCGATGAGACGACGCCCTGTTTCCAGGCGATGCTGGCCATCGCCCTGCAGGTGTTCGGCCTGAAGGCCGAGGATCATGTGCGGCAGGTCCGCGCCGAACTGCGACACCGGCATGACATCGCCATCCACGTTGCGGCCGGCATCGCCATGCCAACGGCGGAAGAGCGCCTGTTCATCCGCTTCTGCGACATCGCCGCGCTCAAGACCGAGCGCCGCGATTTTCTCGCCACACCCCCGATGCCGTGGGGCGAGGAGATCGAACACGCGCCGGCCCTGCCCCGCCCCATCAGGTGGCGGAAGCCGCCGGACGCCGCGGCCGACCTGAAACAGGCCTTCATCGACTACCTGCCCGGTGCCCGCGCCCAGAGCGACCGCGCCCCGGCCAACACCGCACGGGTGCCAGCATGAGCGACATTCCCAACGATCAGCCCTTGTCCGACGCCGCCGCCGGCTTCGCCAAGGAACAGCTGAAATCCTTCATCGAGCGCATCGAGAAGCTTGAGGAGGAGAAGGCGACCATCACCGAGGACATCAAGGATGTCTTCGCCGAGGCCAAGGGCACCGGCTTCGACGTCAAGGCGCTGCGCGAGATCCTGCGCATTCGCAAGCAGGATGCCGACCAGCACGCCGAGCACGAGGCGATCGTCGACCTCTATCTCCAGGCGCTGGGCATGGTCGGCGCCTGATCCGTTCCTCCCCCGGCGCCTTGGCATGGGCGCCGGCACTGCCGGGCGTGGATCGCAAGCCCGCCCGGCTTTTTCTTCAACCGCAAAGGCGGGCGCCATGGATCTGAGTTACGAGGAATACGTCGCCCACAGCCTCGTTGTGCGGCTGCGTCACGACAAGCCGGTGAGCGACGCCGATTTCATCGAAGCAATCGAGGAAATCGGTTGGCGCCGCGATGATGACCATTACACCGATCCGCTCATCGTCCAGTTGATCGATGAAGCGCGCCAGCTGTTCTGCGAGGGTCGGCGCGCCGATGCGCTCATTCGTCTCGAACGGGCCGCCTACCCCAAGTGGCGATCAATGCACCGCTGCCGTGAAGACTACGAGGCAGCGTGGCCCATGCAATTTCTCTTCAATCTGGACGCCGCCCATGAAAATCACCTTTGAGCGGGCATCGCTGCTCACCGCGCTGTCCCGCGCGGTGCGGGCCGTGCAGCGCAGGAACACCATCCCGATCCTCGCCAATGTGGTGCTGCGCGCCGAAGACGGCCGCGTGACCATCCTCGCCTCGGATCTCGATATCTGGATCACCTCCAGGGTGGCCGGCGCCGTGATCGAGGAGCCCGGCGTCATCACCCTGCCGGCGCGGACCATGGAGGAGATCGTCAAGAAACTGCCGGAAGGCGCACAGATCAAGTTCGAATATGAGCCGGGCAAGCCGAACGCCAGCCTGCGCGCCGGCCGCTCCCGCTTCTCCCTCGGCACCATGCCGGTGAGCGACTATCCCACCGTGCAAGCCTCGGAATGGCGCAGCAGCTTCAGCCTGCCGGTCAAGCCGCTCAAATCCGCCATCGACCGCATCGGCTTCGCCATATCGACGGAAGAGACGCGGTACTACCTCAACGGCATCTATCTCCACATTCACCGCGAGACGGCCGATGCCGCGCCGCAGCTGCGGATGGTGGCCACCGACGGCCACAAGCTCGCCCTCGATGCCCTCCCGGCTCCGGCCGGTATCGACGACCGGCTGGGCATCATCGTCCCGCGCAAGGCGGTGACCGAACTGAGCAGCCTGGTCGAGGAAGCCGGCGAGAGCATCAAGCTCTCCCTCTCCGATTCCAAGATCATGGCCGAGACCGATCAGACCACGCTGGTCAGCAAGCTGATCGATGGCACCTATCCCGACTATCAGCGGGCCATCCCGCGTGATGGCGGCATACGCTGCAAGGTCTCCGGCGCCGAGCTCCTGGCCGCGACGCAGCGCGTCGGCGTGGTCTCCGGCGAGAAAGGCCACCTGATGCGCTTCGACTTCACGGCCGAGGCGATCACCCTGTCGGCGCGCAACAGCGAGGCCGGCGAGGCGCGCGACGAAATCGACGCCACCCTTGAGGGCGGCCAGATCACCATCGGCTTCAACTGGCGATACCTCGTCGACCTGCTCGACCGCCTCGGCGCGACGGCCGGCGAGGTCGACATCGAGTTCCGCGACCCCGGCACCGCCGGCGTCTTCCGCATCCCGGCCGAGCCGAACCTGCTCGCCGTCATCATGCCGATGAGGGTTTGATCATGACCGAACCGATCACCGAAGCTGATTACAGGGAGGCGAAGGATATCGGATCTGCCGCCTCTGATGCCATCGCTAGGACCATTACGGACAAACTCAGCCTTGTCGAGCACCCCGGCGCGAAACTGGTGATCCTCACATTCGCGGCCGCCACGGTGGTCGGGCTGCTGGGCGGACATCTCAATAAGGCCAAGCCCGAACGTGCGCTTGCGGACGCACTGGACATGCTGAGCCATATTTTCACCGACGGCTCGGCATCGCCCGCTGAGCTCGAAAAAGCGCCGCTCACCTTTACCTATCGCAACTGGCGCGGAGAGACGGATACGCGACGTGCCCTGCCACTTGGCATCCGGTTCGGATCGACCGAATGGCACCCCGAGCCGGAATGGCTCCTGCGCGCATTCGATATAGATAGGCAAGCGGAACGCGAGTTCGCCCTGGCCGGCATAGGGACGCAACCGCACGCCCTCGCTAAAGCCCTCGAGACCATCGCGTCATGCCAGTGGCACTGGCCCGAGGATGACACCTCCGAGGATTACTGCTGCGGCAGCCCTCAAGAGGTAGTCGACGCCGTCTATGGCTGGTCCGGGAAAGCCGGCGAAGTGGTGGCCGTCGCGCGGGGCGGCATCGTCGAGGTCACCCACTGTGCCAGCCTGCCGCCGGCGCCCGACGCTGACAGCGATGATGATTTCTGGGTCGAAGAAGCCACCCGCGAGGCGGCACAGCAGAAGATCGACGAAGAGCTTCGGCGCCGCGCCGCGCTGACCGGAGGCTTTGATGTCTGAGCCGATCAACAGCACCATCTCGCCTTGGATGCCTGAGCAGGACCGGATCCGCCTCGCCGTACTCGGCAAGCTGGCGGAAGAGTGCAACGAGCTCGCAGGGCGCGCCGCGCGCTCCATCATCCAGGGCCTCGACGAGCGCGACCCGTCAACCGGGCGGACCAATCGCGAAGAGATCGCGCGAGAGATCGCCGATGTGATGGCCTGCATCCGCATCGTGGAAAGCCGCCTCGACCTGATTGCCGACATCGATCGGATCGGCAGCAAGTTCACCGGCTTTCGCCGCTGGCACCGGATGATCGAGGATCCGGCTAAGGAGGGTGAGTGATGGCGCGCCTCACATTCACTAGTGCGTACAGGCGCATCTATCCGGAAAGCTGCGATCGATCCGCCCAGCAACTGCACGCTGCGCAGCTAACCGCCGGCTTGGCGCGACTGCCGGTAAATTTCATGGCGGGCCTCTGTGATGGATGCAAGGGCACCGGGTCGCCTACATGGCAGGCCTCCCCCTATGAGCCGTGCCCGATCTGCAATGCCTCCGGCTTGCTCCAAGGCGACATCGAAGCGCCGCCCAGTGTGCTCAACCAAGTGCTCGTAGCCGCATATAGGGAGGCCTGATCATGGCCGGAAGCGTCAACAAGGTCACCCTCGTCGGCAATCTCGGCCGAGACCCGGAAATCCGCACATTCCAGAACGGCAGCCGCGTCGCGAACCTTCGCATCGCCACCTCCGAGACCTGGCGGGAGAAGGACACCGGCGAACGCCGCGAGCGCACCCAGTGGCACACAGTCGTGATCTTCAACGAGAACCTGCTGAAGGTCGCCGAGCAGTATCTGCGCAAGGGCTCCAAGGTCTACATCGAGGGTCAGTTGGAAACCCGCAAGGCGACCGGCACCGACAATATCGAGCGCTGGTTCACCGAGGTGGTGCTGCGCCAATTCCGGGGCGAGGTCACGCTGCTCGACAAGATCGACACCGGTTCACGCGGCACGCCGGACGATTACAACCGGTCGGAACCCGCCCGCCAGACCGGCGAGGGGCGCGGTTTCGGCTCGGCCGCCGCCGGCGCACAACGCGGCTCGTTCGGCGGCGGCGGCGACATCGACGACGAGATCCCGTTCTGAGGCAGACCTATGCAGCGCGAGCCCCGCTATAACCCCCTGCCGGACTCTCTGCCGCCCCGCGGTGTGCATCGCGAGGCGGCGGCTGCCTATATCGGCGTCTCCCCGCGCAAGTTCGACGAGCTTGTCGCCGATGGCCGCATGCCGCCCCCCAAGCGGATCGACGCTCGAAATGTATGGGACCGCCGCCGGCTTGACGAATTCTTCGATAAGTTGCCCGATCTGAGCGCCGGCAAGACGTCGGCGGATGCAGACGACGAGTGGAACTTCAGGGCGTGATGCTCGACCGCCTCAAATATGTCTATGAGGACACCGACCGGCACGGCAATGCCCGCTACTATTTCTGGCGCGGCAAGGGCAGTCGCAAGGTGCGCATCCGCGCGGTGTTCGGCACGCCGGCCTTCCGCAAGACCTATGACGACCTGCTCGCCGACAGCGCGCCGCCGGAGAAAGGCGCCATTCCCGGCCGGGCGATTCCCGGCACCTATAAATGGCTGTGCCAGCGCTATTTCGGCGAATGCGCGGAATTCAAGCTCTTGAGCGCCGACACCCGCAAAGAGCGCCGGAGGATCCTCGAGCGCACCTTCGACGAGCCGATCACCCCGGAATCGACCCGCACCTTTGGCGAGGCTCCGCTTGATCGCTTCAATGCCAGGGCGGTGCGAGCACTCCGCGACCGCAAGATGGACACGCCGGAGGCGGCGAACGCGCGCATCAAGGCGCTGCGCCATGTCTTCAAATGGGCCATGGCCGAGGAAGTGCCCGGCGTCACCGGCAACCCGGCCCGCGACGTGACGTTCTTCAAGGGTTCCGACGAAGGCCACCACACGTGGACGCTCGACGAGGTCGCCGCCTTTGAGGCCCGGCACCCTGTCGGCACCAAGGCCCGACTGGCATTCTCCCTGCTGCTTTACACCGGCGTGCGCCGCTCCGATGTCGTCAAGCTCGGCCGGCAGATGATCCGCAATGGATGGCTGTATTTCACCGAGACCAAGGGCCGCGCGCGCCGTGTAAAGCAGCGCGAAATCCCGCTGCTGCCCGAACTGCGGGCGGTGCTGGACGTCTCGCCGTCCGGTAACCTCACTTTCCTCATTACCGAGTATGGCGCGCCGTTTTCGGAGGCCGGTTTCGGCAACTGGTTTCGGGATCGCTGCGACGAGGCAGGGCTGAAGCATTGCAGCGCCCACGGTCTGCGCAAGGCGGGCGCGACGATCGCCGCGACCGCCGGCGCGACCGAGCACCAGCTGATGGCGATTTTCGGTTGGGAGAGCCCGAAACAGGCCGCCGTCTACACCCGCAAAGCCAACCGTCGGCGCCTCGCAGGCGACGCCATGCACCTCATGGTGCCGACCAAAACCGGAACAGATCTTTCCCACTTTTCCCCTTCCGAGCCGGAAGGTGAGAAAGAAATCTGA